AATATATCTAGCTTTCTTTTCTCCGTTATCATCAAATTCTTCAATCATTGCCCTAGCTAACACATCACTTTGAGAAGTAATAGCTTTTTTAATTTGTTCTTGCGCTTCAATAGTGATAGTAGGGTTGATAGTGCTACCTTCATCATCTTTATCTTTGTTGATACCTTCATGACCTGTAATAACAAAGTGGAATTTGTATTCTTCTTGAAGTTTTCCTATTAATCTGTACATACTGACAATTCGTTCAGCAACTTCTCCCCAATCATTAAACGTTGGTTTTTTAGACTTATTTTTCATCACATCATTCAATGTCATATCTCTAAGTTTTTGAATAGTTTCAATAACTACAACATTGATTTCTTGTCCGTTTTCTCTCATCTCCTGTAAAATTTGAGGTAAAAAATTTACAACATAAACAAAGTGTTGATAGTTCTCGATTTCTACGTCTGATCCTTCGTCAGTAACCGTTGTTCCACCTTCGTTAATGTCAATGACGAAAGCGTCTTTATCTCTTGTAGCAAACGTGGTTTTTCCTGAGCCAATTTTTCCGTATACTGCAAATTTATAGAATTTCCTTTTATTTTTCTCAGCGATATTATTTATCTTTAGTTTTTTGAGTATGCTTACTTTTTCTTGTGGTTCTTGTTTTTCCTCAGTCATGTTCTACCTCCTCGTACTCAATAGTTTCTGTCACTGTTTTCTTGATTGCTTTGTGATAATCCATATTGATACTCGCTTCTTCCATACCGTTAAACTCCCTAGCTCTATTTCTATTTGTGGAGTAACTAATATCTGAATTGTTATCAGTTGGTTTGTTAGTTATATAAATTGGCATATCCCTATGACGAATGATATAAGTTACAGTCTGCTTCATAGCGACCTCCTACCATTTCATGACTAAGTTAATTAGTCTGTCCTGTTCGTCTGTGTTCTCTTCAATCCATTCATCTATTGCTTGGTTAAATAAGTCTGATGCCATATCTAAGTCATTCTCATCTACGACATAAGCATGTTTAATTGGTACGTTGTTCATATCTTTAACTTGTATTGATATGCCCATATGACCTTTTAAAATGAATAGCTTAAAATCGAATCCGTTAACATGAATATTTTTGCGTATGATTTCGCCTATTTCGTAATACATCTTGACTTCCTCCGTTTTTCGTTTTATATTGAACATGAATTTTTTCTTAAGTGTTTGATACTGTTACTTGCTCCAACAAGTAGCAGTTTTTTTATTCTTTGAAAAAGCATTCTTTGTAGTACATGAATGTTGCGATACTTGCGAATCCCGCAATTGACCATGCTGTAGTGAAGTATAGAAACGGCATAAGTACAATCGCTAAGACTGTGAAGCATAATACTGCTACTAGGTAGCTTTTATAAATGTTGCTCATTTAATATCCTCCTAATACCATTTTTTATGCTTTCTGATCAAATACTCTTCCAATTTAGAAATATTAATCAGAGTGCCTGTTGGTGAATAATCAATGTATAAATTTTCTACACCTAAATTATCTTTGCGGTAATATTTCAACCAGTTGTATACTGTACTTCTACATACTCCAAACAATTGATGGATTTGTGTAGGTGTTGCGTATAACTTTTTCACAAATTTTTCTTCGCCTCTATATGTGTTTTCTGGTGTTGGTGGTACTATGATTTTTGGCATTTCTATCTTTCCTTTCGTGTATAATGTTGTTATTTGCTAATAGTTTGTTCGGCGAACTTCAAAAGGCGACGAGCAGATTCAGTAGAATTTTCAGCATCTTTCGGTATGGTTAAAGATTTGTTGTTTAGATAGTCACTCAACGCCCTGCTACTAATCACAGGTTTTCTAGTGTGCTTCTCAATCTTCCAAACCTTCCACGTCACAACTGCCATTGTGATGAGGAGGGTTGTTTTGTATAGTGCGTTCATTTGTAATTCCTCCTATTAAGTTGTTTGTTTTTCTCCTAAAAACTTGTTAACAAAGTATTGTTGTCCTTTACCTGTTACTTTTGGCGTCTTACTAATTGATGTGTGACCGTCCGAATGTGTGATTGATGTTTCTTTAATTTCGAATAACTCACGTTCCATTGAATACTGTGTAGGCATGTTATAATCCACACCCTTGCGTTTAATAAGGAATCCGTTTTGACGTAACCACTCAAACAATCTGCGTTGCCCGATGTTTATACCGTTTTGTTTAATGATCTTTGCTAACTCTCCAACTAAAATTGATGTCTTAGTAGTAGCTACTGCATCTGCAAATACAATTTTTGGTTTATCACGTTCAATCTTTGTCTCTAATTGATTGATTGTGTTGTTAGCAATTTTTAAAGCACGTTGCATAATCATTTCTGGACTGTTCCATGCTTTTTCAATTTGGATGAAATACTCTCTAAAATCAAAACCTTTTTCTGTACCTGACATCATCGCAACATGTTTAGCTACATCAAGTGTTAAAGCATAATCTTCTAGTTGTCTTACAGCTCCGTTATTAACAACCGTACTTGTAAGTACACTTGTAAAATCCCTATTTTCTTTGAAATGCTTCAAGTTAATTTCTGCCCAAGCGCTAAAACGCTTTTTAACTTCCAAAGCTTTATATAACTCTCTTGCACTTATTGCGATTTCTCCATTTTCTTTTTCTTGAATATTGAACATTTCTCCGATGTTCGATTTTGTTTGTAATGCTTGCATAATATTTATGCTCCTTTCGTGTATAATGTTGTTATCAAATATTTAAGGTGGTTATTCTTATGGAATTCATACAATCTACTTTGTTTTCAAACGTTGTAGCTTTTCTAGCTTTAGGTCTATCTGCATACTCAATTTTTTATACTCGTTCTCAAAATAAGTTCAGTTTTGTTATTAGCGATCTTAATTTCTACTATGAAAATAATTTTGTAGAATTAAATTTTGTCGTCGCTAATGACTCGTCTAGAACTCATACTTTAGAAGAATTAATATTTTTAGATAAAAACAAAAATGTTTTAACACCTATTAACGTAGTATTGGAATCTGATGAATATTCATCTCTCGGTATATATAATCCAAGTTATTTGCATGCTCCAATCGATAAACAATTAGATAAACCAGAAGTTATGATAGCTAATTCGTCATCAGAGTTTTTATATAAATTCGAATTAGAACCTGCGTTTATAAAGATTGTTTCTAATCAACGAATAAACAAACTTAAAAAGTATAAGTTAATCTCTACCGATTCTTACGAGCATAATTAATATCGCTAAATTCATGAAAAAGTGAATTGCTAGTAGTGTGTTGGTCAGCATCATTTTGTATCTTCCTTTCGTGATTTTTGAATAACTTTTATTCAAATTGTTACTTCATAATCTTTTGTTGAGTAATAATATTTTTAATAACCTCAACATCTTGGTCGTCGAGTTGTAGCTCGGCGGCTTTTTTACTAAATTGTCCGTCAATAATTCTGTTGATTTCGTGCCACTGTGCGGGTGTGAATTGCTTTCTAAATTCTAAAAATTGTTTGATTGTTTGTTCCATTTGTTGTTCCTCCTTAAGTTAAAACTTTCTTTTTGCGTAAGTCTTCGTTAAAAAAAATATCTCTTCCTTCTTGAGGTGTCAATTCTAACGCAAAATAAATACCATTTATTACCGGGTAGGATGGTTTTGTTCTCCCGTGTATCATGTTAGATAAAGTATCTCTATTGACACCAATTTCTTCAGAAAGGGTTTTGATGTTATGTTCTTTCAAAGCCATTTTAGATTTCAAAAGTTTAGTATCTATAGGCATTTCTTTTCACCACCTTTCGCATTACGTAAGTAATCTTATCATGATGTTACAAAAGAGGTCAAGCATTTTACGAAAGTTTTTTAGAAAAATATTGCAAATGCCGAAAGTTTTCCTTATAATAGAACTATCAAGTAAAAGGAGCTGTATTACGATGTGCTTTTCAAAAAGAATGAAACAATCAAGAGAAAAACAAGGTATGACTTTGGCCGAACTAGGAAGAAAAATTGGTAAAACTGAAGCTACTGTACAACGTTATGAAAGCGGAAATATCAAAAATCTAAAAAACGATACTATAGAAAGTATAGCTACTGCATTAAATGTTAATCCTGCGTATTTAATGGGGTGGGTTGAAGAAAACGATGATGAAGTACAACATCGTGCAGCTCATTTAGAAGGAGAATTAACTGATGACGAGTGGCAAAGAGTTTTAGATTATGCAGATTATATAAGAAGTAAACGTAAGTAAAGGATGTATCAGATGGGATTATATGAAGAAACTTTAATACAACATGATTATATTGAAATAAGAGAGGCTGATGTGCTTCCAGATAATTTAGACGGGGTATGGTTAGGAGATTTAATTTTGATAAAGCGTGGTTTATCAGATAGAGAAAAAGCAGGAATTCTCTTCGAAGAATTAGCGCATAATAAACTTACATACGGTGATATAGCCGATTACTCGAATTTCAACAATCGCAAGTTCGAAAATTACGCAAGACGACACGGCTTTATCTCAGCAGTCCCGTTACGCGAAATTGTGGAAGCGCACAATTACGGTGTACGTAACTTGTATGAGTTGTCTGAGTATCTACAATTAAGTGAAGAATACATATTAGAAGCAATAGAACAATATAAAAAGATATATGGTATTGGTACTCACTACGGCGAATTCTCAATTACATTTGAGCCGTTGAGAGTTTTTAAATTGCATCATATTGATTAACAGCGCCTATGTGGCGTGAGGAGGATGAGGGATGGAAGAGAATAAAACTTTAAAAGAATACTTGCGTAAATTTTTAGAAGGCTACAAATATGTAGTTGAAAACAGATACAATTATCAGTTTAGTAGCAATCCAGAAGCTTTCCCATTCATGAGAAAAGACGATTACAAGATTTCGATATTTTATCTAAATCAATCTTTTTTTGAAGAACCTTGCATCGTCGTTATCTCAAATGACAGTAAATTAAAAGAAATATATAATTTTCGTAATATTGATATCAAATATTTGTCTAAACACTTTACTTCATACATATATGATTCTAAAAAGTATGTAGAAGAACAATCCGGATTATTAGATTTTAATAATTACATTTATTACACATCTATTTACTACGGAAAATATATCGGGACCGTAATATTACAAAACAATTTAGATTTATTTTTTAATTATGGCAAAAGATTAGCTAACGATCATTACAATACATTGATATCGAAGTCGAAAGAAAGATTGATAAACAAAGCACATGATGAAATACAACCGTTCAACCACTTAGATTTAAATAGTATGAAAGAGATTGTTGATGATATAACTTTTTCTTATCAAATAGAACAAGGATTACAAGCTTATAAAAGGGAATTGTATTTGCCAGCTGCAGCAACCTTTGCTGTTGCTATAGAAACGTTTTTAATCAAATTAAAAAAAGTTAATAAAATCAAACATAAAGACACCGATTCAACTATGTACACAAAATTATTAGGAGAATTAACTAAAGAAGGTAAAGTAAATTATAGAACCAAAAAACGGGTAGAAATTGCGTATAGTATGAGAAACATAATCAACCATTCACAAGCTGGTGCAGTAGCCAAAGGTGATTGTGACTTTCTTTTAAACACACTAAAAGACATTGTTGATGAAAACGAAAAAATATTAAGAGAATATACCAAATCAATTAATAAGACGGAATAAATAGGTATCCTTGTATTCAGATTTGATTTTTAACATAATTTGTTCATAAATTTTTAATTTAAGTTCTTGTTCATCGTCATAAATATCAAATTCACTACTATAATTTTCAACTGATTCTTTTATATAAGCTATTTCTGCGTCAGTAAATTTTACACACATTTCATCACCTACTTTTTATTTTATTATATCACATTTAGTAGCTAGTACTAAAATCACGGGTAGCCCGCCTACCCTTATTATTTTTTGCCAATTTTGAGGAGGGATGTAAAATGTGGTTTGAAAAATTTAAAAATAAGAACAATGAAACGAAGTATAGATACTACGAGAAATACAAAGATCCGTATACAGATAAATGGAAACGTGTAAGTGTTGTCTTGAATAAGAATACAAAGCAATCGCAAAAAGAGGCAATGTTTCGTTTAGAAGAAAAAATAAAAGAAAAACTAAACAACAAGTCGTCAAGCGAATTAAAAACTTTGACTTTTCACGCGTTATTAGATGAATGGCTTGAATATCATATAAAAACATCTGGCTTTAAAGTAACGACGCTTGATAATTTGAAAACAAGAATCAAAAACATCAAAAAGAACAGTTCTCAAAATTTACTTTTAAACAAAATTGATACAAAGTACATGCAAACATTTATTAACGAATTATCAAACGTATATTCTGCAAATCAGGTAAAGCGTCAACTTGGACATATGAAAGAAGCTATTAAATACGCCGTTAAATTTTACAATTATCCAAACGAACACATATTAAATAGCGTCACACTACCAAAGAAGAGTAAGACGATAGAAGATATAGAAAAAGAAGAAGCGAAAATGTACAACTATTTAGAGATGGAACAGGTAATACAGATACGCGATTTTATACTGAACGATAATAACATGCAGTATAGAGCTCGTATTTTAGTTGCTGGGGCTGTAGAAGTTCAAGCTTTAACAGGTATGCGCATAGGTGAGTTATTAGCTCTCCAAGTTAAAGATGTTGACCTCAAAAATAAAACGATCGCTATTAATGGCACTATTCACAGAATCAAATGTAATGCTGGATTTGGTCACAAAGATACTACGAAGACCGCAGGTTCAAAAAGAAAAATCGCCATCAATTCAAGGATAGCAAATGTATTGAAAAAAATAATGTTAGAAAATAAAAAGATGCAACAATGGGAACCAAGCTATGTTGATAGAGGGTTTATATTCACAACTTGCCAAGGAAATCCTATGCAAGGCAGTAGGATAAACAAACGATTGTCCTCAGCTGCAGAATCATTAAATATAAATAAAAAAGTTACTACTCACACACTAAGGCATACACACATAAGTTTATTGGCGGAAATGAATATATCGTTAAAAGCAATTATGAAAAGAGTAGGACATAGAGATGAAAAAACGACTATAAAGGTGTATACACATGTAACAGAGAAAATGGACAGAGAGTTAGAGCAAAAATTAGAAAAACTTGTGTACTAA